ATAACTTTTAAAATTGCACGTAATGTGCACTGCAATTTTAAAAGTTATTTTTCTAGTAACAGTACAATGCACAATCTAGGCAATTCATGTCTCTTATGGCATGCTTTGTTTGGATGAGTTAGTCCTCTGTTGTACTGGGAAAGCTTTAGCATCCCAAGGAAATTTAGCGAAACCCCAAACCTGTCTCCTCGACACAAAATTGGAAAACAAACATTATCGAAAGATAATAAGGTGATTCCGTATTAATCCAAGAGTAGACTCCATCACAACTCTTGTAAATAAAATTGTGAATTTTATCTATATTTGTACCCGCAATAGCGCTGACGCCTATAAATTGAATTTATAAGTATGCATTTGAATTTCTATTTCCTATTCCATACGTTTTGGATAGGACACACCCCTCTAACACCACCTCAGACGTGGCGCATTGAGTGTGTAACGAATAGAAACTATTTTGCATCTTGTTTAGGAAATTTGTAGAAACGAACCGCGACAGTATAGTAACCTTACTGTATAAAGACAAGGTTTATCAAGTATTTCACACTTGAGATGTCTGATGTAAATTCCAGACTATGTACTATAGTGATCTAAATTGATGTTTTACAAGGTATGTTTCTTCCGCTTCAAAGGATCCTAACCTTAGAAGAAATCGAAACAAAATGAAAATATGTACAATCAAAAGAAAGAACAGGAGAGTGCCAAAAGTGGTCCTTGCAAATCACTCAACAAAACTTCCCCTTCCTCTATGCCGACTAAGCAAACGAACTCCCGGAAACGCCCAACTTATGTTCTGCTAAAGAATATAATTGATAACCGTTATTTTCACCGAACAAGTGGTTCCCCGTCCCAACCTCTACCTAAAGATAGTTTTGACTATTTTGTAGAGAGAGCCACTCGCTTTACAGGTGATAAGTTTGGTGAAAATGTAAAGTATGACTTCCCTGCCCGTTGTATTTATAATGAAATGACGATGGTTCTTCCCGAATATCGCTCATTTTCTATTAAATATGATCTACGAGATGCTGATCACGATTCCCATCGTGTACGTCTCATTGTTCCCTATTTTGACCCCCGCTACGAATTTGAACATGAACATACAAAATTGTCCATAGCTGAAGATTACGCCTTCCGTGTATTCTTCCTTCATAGTTGTGTACTTCGTTTGACTCGCTCACTCAGTGAGACAAATGATAGACCAATTCCCGCGCCCCTCCCTTATTATAAACGACAATCTTCCCGTGTCGTGTCTAATAAGGACACTGACAAAAATACGCCGACTGTTGAATTCCAATCTGGCCTTACAGCTATGGTTGGAACTTCTAAAGAGAAACCTGAAACTACTCAGGATTCTCAACTTGTGACAGTTCAAGATGTTGAAACGGTTCAACCTTTTCCTGACGTTGAACCGGATCGCATCAATTCCGAAACCGTATTTACTGACTTGAATTTGGCTGGTGTGGAATGGTGGCTTCTGCGTTACACGTGGACTCCATCTTCCCCTATTACAACTTATGACCTTTACGACATTCTCTTTAATGCCGTAAATAGTAATTCTGCTATCATGAAATCCTTTCAGGTACATGCCATTTCCCATCTCAAAGCTCGCATTATTATTAAGCCAACCGCTAATAAATATAATGTGGGTTTGATGGGTGTGGCTTTTGTACCTCTCTGGAATTTGTGGTCTGACGCCGACAAACTCGCATGGAAAAATAAATACACTCTTACTCAACTACCTCATAGTATTATTAATGCTTGCTCAAATAATGAGGTTCAAGTTGATATTAATTTTGCTTATCCATTCGAGTATCTTCCTCATGTCTCTTCCCCCAACTATCTGCCGTATAGAACACTTGGATCGCTATTTATGTTTCCTATTTCTCCTTTGACTATTGGAGATCAAGGAACCAAAAATTGTGATCTAAATGTATTTATACATTTTGAAAGTGTTGAATTCGCTGGTAAAATTGATCAGCGTATCAACATGCAATCTGGTCTTTTCAGTATTGTTAAGACTGGCCTACACTATGCCTCCGCCCTAGCTTCTGGAAATCCTGACCCTATTTTCCAATCACTAAATGGAGTGGCTCGCAAACTTATTAATAATAAGAATGCGGATCACCCCATAAATCCCGCTCCCGGACAATTTGTGATTCCACAATTTGTTCCTTCTCAAGCTTCTGTGACTAATGTTGAAAACCCCGTCAATTCTTTCCGTCTAGACCCTATGGGTGTAGTTAATCATAACTACCCTCCTGTAGAGTCATTTGAAGAAATAGTTCGTTCTCCCGCACTATTCCGTCAAATAACTATACAATCTACCGATTCTCCCCGACTAGTTGCGTCATGGTGTAACCAACCGCTTAAACCATACCGTGACTATGTCATTTCTGACTATGACCCGCGCCGTAGATACGTTCCTCCAATAGGAGTCGTATCGTCGTTTTTCGAAAATTACAAAGGATCTATTGTATATGATATCATTGCAGCTATGACTGATAAACATAATATTAAACTTATGTTTGGAGTTTTCCCCACTCCTATTGATCCTGGCCAAGCTGTCGATATTACATACCTTCGTAATTCGAAATTCGTTGAATTGAACTTTACGGATGGAAACTTTGCTGCTTCAGTTACGGCTCCATATTTTAATCCTAAAATATGGACTCGTAATCCCAGCAATGCTTCCATAAATTCGGATTGTACATCCGCTGCGTACACTCCGTCTTATTGCTACCTATACACTATCTCTACACTATCTTATTCAACTGGAGTCTCCTCTAGTATCCAATTGAATATTTTTGAAAGAGCTGGAGATGATTTTGAACTTTCTGTTTATAAATCACCTTCAGTTACCGTTGCACCGTATTCTGACCCTATAACGTATCCTATTTTGACTCTCCAAGGTATGCATTGGAGTCATGACCTAACCTTCACTAGCTCCTCTCTTGCACCCCTTGGACGCCCTGCCTCTGCTGACGCCATTTGGAACATGTGGTTTAACAACCCTACGTCTTTTAGAGCATTCGCCGTTTTTTATGGTGATACTCCCTCTTCTGGACCTGGTGTCCCTAACTATGGCAATCGTCGTTATGGTATAGCTTATGTTCCGCTTGGATATAATGATAGCTCTGCTGTTATTATATCTATGCTGGAATCCACTGCTCCACCTTTGGTTGGTGTGTATAATGCTATTGCAGCTTATGCTACTCGTTATAACCAAACAACCTTTGACGCCCTTGCCCCTTATTTGACTACAACCCTTCTGACCACTAGTTTCGAATATGGAACAACTACTAACTTCTTCCATGTACGTTGGACTCCTGGTCAACCCTACCCCCTCGTATCGTTTCAATCCGGTTTAACCGGAAATGCTTCAAATGTTCCATCAAAGCCGTCTCCCTTTCCACCCACAACATCTCGTGGATGGGGAGTAAAAGACTTTGGGGAAAATTTTTCTAGCATCATTAATCTTCTTAAACGACCGTATGGAGATGTCAATGTAAACATTGACACTTCTCGCAGTGCTAACTTCCCTAACGCTGCCATACGTGTAAACGTGACCCCCGCTATTCCCTCTCTTTCTGTCCTACCTATTAATTCCATTGATTATGATTCTGCTGCTTCTGCTGCAGAAATTGTTCTTAAGAGTTGTATTGGATTTAAAGGCTCCATTATCCTGCATGCCTTGTTTCCTTCAACCCCTAATGCAAATGTTTGGACAAATTATTTCCCGGATGCATATCCTTCAAGGGATATTTCTCAATATCCCACAAGTTTTGCTAATCCTCGACATATTTCCACCGCGCCCAAACAAATTTTTAATCTTGGAATTAATAGTGCTGTTCGAACTGCTATTCCCTACTACAGTCCATCACAATTTGTTTTTACCTGGACTACTACCAAGTCTAAACAAGGTGATAATGCTGTAGTAAGCAGTCTCGGATCAGTTGTATATGGACTTGATGTAAATCAGGTCTCTTCCGTCCCTCTTACAATGCGAACCGTAATTATGAGATCCTTTGGAGATGATGCAGCTTTGTATCTTTTTCGAGGATTTCCTCCCGTAGTTTTCTTCTCTGAAAATCCTCCCGTAATTGCTCGTAATTCTTCCGTTGCTGACATCGAGGAAAATCCTGGTCCCTCCTTTTCACGTTTTGTGCACAATACTGCACAAACTGCTGGCCATGGTTTTTCCTCTGGTGTCTTTGCAGGAGCTGAGAATTATTTCTCAGAACTTGCTACTACCATCGAAAACACTATCTCTCAAAAACTCGCTAATATGGGAATATCTTCCTCACCGGATTTTAGTCTATCCAACGTCCTGACTGTTCTCATACAAGAGTCCGGACATTGTATACTAAGTCCAACTTGGAAGACATTCCTTTGGAGTTTCGCCGTAATCTTGAACAAACTAGGTATTATAGGTTTGAATGTTATTCCTAAAGTAACATCTTGCCTTGCATCCTGGTTTACTTCTATCGCCACTGCTCTGAATCAATCCACTACAGGAGCAGTAGAACTTCAAGGTCCTTCTGACGAACCCCTCCCTCACGAATTCATTACTATTCTTATTACCGGAGTTTCTACCCTCTTCGGTATTAAAGAATGGACTGACGACAAACATCGATCCGCTAAAAAATTTACTGACACCTTCAAAAGCTCCCTTCAACTTGGAACCACCCTTACTGCTTTTCTCAAAGCAACAGGTGCTACATTTAAGTATTTGTTTCAAACAGCTTACTATTGGCTAATTAGAAAGAATGAAGACGCCCAAAACGTCCTTGCTCTTACCGTAACCGATTCTCTTGTAGCCAATTGGATGAAGGAAGTAGATTTTTTAACCGACCGATCGCACCGAAATGAAATTACTTCTGACCCCTCTGCCCAACTTCGCGTACGCGTAGCTTATGTTATAGGTCGCCGTCTCCATGCATCACTAATTATTGGTGAAAACCGTAAAACATCTCCTCTTACTTATTATTTCCATCAAATAAAGAAATTGTATGAGGAATTCGCCGAAAATGGATTCTCTCATCACATCCGACGAGAACCATTTGTAATTTATATGTATGGTGATACTTGCATTGGAAAATCTCAAATGCAATCTGACTTATGCGCTAAGCTACTTGCCTCCCAAAATATCACGACTCCCGGTCCTATGGTATATACTGTCCCTACCATCTCTCCCTTTATGTCTGGCTTGAAACAGCAACCTGTAATTGCTGTTGACGACATAATGAGTGTTCTTATTCCAGAATCCCTCCGAAACTGGTTCACACTCGTTTTTGAAAATGCAACTTGCGCATCCTTCCGTCCGAATATGGCCTCTATTGAGGAAAAAGAAAAACTTGTCGAAAATGAAATTCTCTATTTTAATTCTAACTTCGAAGACATTAATCACGATTCTATCCCCAATAAAGACGCATTCCATCGCCGTTTTCATTTCAAAATACATGCCGAAATCACCCCAGAACTAAAGAAAGACCACGCCACCGCAAAGACAATTGACCCTGCCATTTTGAATAGAATTGGACATTTACGCTTTCGCCGCACGCTGAACCCACACGAACCCGGTAGAGCGATATATTCCAAATGGATGACTTACGATGAACTTGTGCAACATGCTATTGAGGACTTTGCTCAATTCAGGAAAGCTGCTCAAAATAGCGTTAATCGACGCCTTATGTGTGAACTTCAATCCAAATCTCTTGGACTGTCTGACATTTCATATGAACAACTACAAGATGAAAATTTTGTAGAAAGTAAAATTCTTGAGTTCCTTGCCGAAATGGACAAACTCGATAATAATCGAGGTATTTTCTCTTTTGATATTCGCCAAGCACTGAATACCGGTTCTAAAACCCTTTGTGATACTTTTAAGGAATATTATCCAAAAATATCTACCCCACTCACAAACACCATAAAGCGTTTTAAAACATGGTCATTCAATACTATCAAACCAGAAGATGTGTCTACTCAAGGTCCTTCTCCTACTCCTCTTGCACCCCCTCCCCACTCCCTTAAGTTCGTTGTAACATCTCTCCAAACTATTCAAACTCTAAACGAAACCATTCCCGAAGAATTCCGTACTACAGTAATGGGTAATTGCCCTTCAGGATCCTTGTACAAGAACCCAGTACCTCCCTTCCTTCGTATGGTTCGAATGGAAGAGATACTAAATTTCAAACATCTATCAGAGTGCCGTTGTGAAGAAGAATATCTTGAATCTGGCGAGATCTGTGAAGCCGGAGATGCCTGTTATGTATCTATATACCAGAAGACTCTGTCTAAAATCCCTCACGTAGTGACAAAAGCTCACGATTGGTACATCTTAGCGAAAAACTATGCTAAGAAAGTTGCTCTGAAAATTTGGAACTCTATGTCAACACCCCTGAAATGTGTAATTGGTATCTTTGGAGTTTTCATTACCGGTAGCCTTATAAAACTCGCTTTCAACTGGATCTCCTCAAAATGGAGTAAAGACGAAAATAACGTTGATGATGATTTTATAAAAACTTTTGCTCTACAAGGGCATTATTCTCCCGGTACTTCCTCCAAAAATACCAAGAAACCCACTGCTGTAAAAACTAACGTTAGTGTTTTCACTTCGAAAGCAGTAACGTTACAATCCGGTAATCTCAATGATGTAGTAATGAAAGTACGAAAAAATCTTAAATGGTTTACAGTTTGTCCTCCTGAAGAATCGAGTAATCCACATTACTCTCGCAAACTCTATCCTATTCTAGGAATTCACGGTCGTGAATATTTCGTAATTTTACACTATATCAATGATATTACTGACGCTCTTCAAAAAGGACAGGTGGTTACGTTATATGATGGGTGTATGCATACTCCGCTCAACAACTCGGACTTTCATGAAACACTCTTCAAATGGCGTTACACGGATACTAGTCTTTCTGAACTTGGTATCTGGAGTGCCCCTGCTAAAGTGAATGCAGTACCGAATATTATGGTCCACTGCGGTTCTCGCTCTAAACTGAATCGTATGAACAATGAATGTTTTATTGTACCGTGTTCACCTGATCTTGATTCCCCGTGCGTTTTAACTCGTTTTAACAACAATGATGCTCGCCATTACGACGATATATCCGAGTATAATAATCTGATTTCTTATGACGATTATTCTTCTCCTGGTTTTTGCGGCTCACTTGTATTTTCAAAGAATCTTGGAACTCTTGTTGCTATTCATACTATGGGTAGCACCAATGGTAAACTTGGTTTTGGAGAACTTGTGTTCCGTGAAGACTTGGGTGAGCCCATTATTGTTGAACCTGGTTATATGCAAATGGAGTTGGAACCCTGCACTGACGAAGAAATTGCAGAATTTCCACAGTATCTTAAGATGCTTGGAAAAATCCCTCCCCATCAAGTCAAGAAACAGGCAACCTCATCTGTCTTTTCCCTTTCCCCCCTTGCCAACACTGTTTTCGAAGTTCGCAAAGAACCTGCACCTTTGACGGCTAAAGATCCTCGCATTAATGGCGAGTGGTCTCCTATGAAAGAAGGAGTTAAGAAACATTCAAATCCTCCTCTTGGGTTTGATCCGGAACTTCTCCGAATTGCTTCCCGTCACTCCTGTGAACTTTTAAAACAGAGTTGCTCTCTTCAACGTGCCAATGTATCAGTTCTTTCTATTGAAGATGCTGTTCTTGGAATTCCCGAATTAAATTTTAAACCTTTGGACATGTCCACCAGTCCTGGTTACCCATTAAATTCTATTCGAAAATCTACAGAAAAAGGAAAAGCGTTTTTATTTAATATAGAAAACTCTGACAATGAGCGGCAACTCATTGGTCTTCATCCATCACTAATCCGTATTCTTTCTACTGAAGAAAATCTTAGGAAAAATTCTGTGGCTTGTTTCTCTCCCGCAATAGATTGTCTAAAAGATGAACTGTTAAAAATTGAGAAAGCACGCAGGATTGGAGGAACACGTGTTTTTTCAGTATCACCAGTACAACAAGTGATAGCTGGAAAAAGGTTGATGGGTGATTGGCTAATGAGCTATCGCACTAATTGGCAAAGATTGGAACATGGTATTTCTATTAACCCACACAGTACCGACTGGATGTGTTTGGCCCAAAGATTGCGAAAATTTCCTTATATTCTTGAAGGTGATTTTTCAAATTTTGGTCCCCAAGCAGATTCAGGGGTAGCAATGATGGCTATTGGAAATATCATTGAATGGTATGAATTCAATAGAGCTGCTCCAGAGCATTTGACTCAACTTTATGCTCTAAGAGAAGAATTAGTAAATGGTATTCACATTTGTAATAACTATGTATATTCAACTATTTCTGGAATTATTTCGGGTAGTTTTGCTACTGCTGAAATAAATTCAGAAATTAACAAAATATACATGCGAATGGCTTGGATTGCATTAACCAATATGAATCTACAAATTTTTAATGACAATGTTGTGCTCTTTACTTACGGCGATGATGTTATTATGTCTGTAAGTGAAAAATACATAGAGCTGTTTAATGTTAAAAAGATATCTCAATTTTTGGGGTATCATGGTATAAAATTTACCAACGCTTCTAAAACTGCCGAACTCGTTGAATTTGTCACACTCGAAGAGGCTACGTTTCTAAAGCGTAGTTTTCGTTTCGATCCTAACGTACCTAATCAGTGTCTCGCCCCACTTGATAAGGTTTCAATTGAAGAACAACTTAATTGGGTGAGAAATACACAAGACCCCTGGGATCTCATTACAGCTTCAACCAACTCTATGATGATTGAAGCTGCAATGTGGGGACGCTCATATTATGATAATTTAAAGAATGCTCTAATGAAGGCTTTTTCCCAAAAAAGTCATTATTATTCTTTTTTGGATTATGATAGTATGATTAAAAAGATCTACTATGAGGATACTCCTGCAACGTACCCTACATTTGTCTGAAAGGATGGGTGTAGCTGGTGTGAAACTAGAGTAAAAAGAGTAAGTTCAGCCCAGAACATTCACACGTATGAGTCTTATAGGCTCTGCGCCCCGCCGAACCCTCTGCCGTGCACTTTAGTGCAAAATATAAAACATATATTATCCCTATATTCAAAAGAAAAATTTACAAAAAAAAAATAAAAAATAGTATGAAAGTATTTGTTTAATAGTAAGATTGAGTAAAATTGAATGTGTGTCAAGTATAAAATGCAATGTGCATGACCGTGTTGGTCTAGCATCTTTGGATGAGCGCGTTAACTAATATTCTTAGTTACCCGTGCGTTGCAATAATACTTTGTGTGGAATGTATGAATGTGG